TCCTGATCATGGAACTCTGTGATGGGAGTTACTCGCTTCCGACGATCATCGCACAGATGCTCGCCAGCACATGGATCTCGGGCGATTGTACGCTCAGCACGGTGCTGGACGAAGTCAAGATGATCGTCGAGCAGGTCACGTTCCTGATGGACAACGAGACGGACATTTGGCCAAGCTTGTTGCCCGGTGGGATCCCGGCCGACGCTCCGAGCATGCAGTTCGCCGTCATCACGATGGCGGAACTGGCAAAGATGACGGGCGAGATGAACCTGCCGCTCGACACCGGCAACATTCAGCTGGACTACAAGATCCGCGTGTACTTCTCCGCGATGGAGACGGTGCTGTACGCGGACGGCGCTGAGGTGTTCATGGACGAGCAGAAGGTGCAGTGGATCAAGTTCTGGCCGACGAACGGCCCAGGCGCGAATCACGAGAACATCATGCGCACCGACGGCATCGTGATCGTCCGCGAGAACGGCATGGAGCCTGACAGCGATGACTGACAAGACGGTCGTTCTCGACACGTCCGAGCAGATGGCGGCATACGTTATGCTTCAGGTGTATTACAAGCTGAAGCTGGAAGCCGAGAATCCTGACGGGCCGAGATGGCGCGAAGCGCCGATGAAGCAGGCCAAGATCATTATGGAGCGCGCTGGTCATCCGACGACCAGCCGTACCAAGAAGAAGGTCTTGGCTGAGTACGAGGCACTGCTGATCGAGGCTCGCATTCTCAAGCCCAAGGCGTAATGCCTAAGTCGCGCACACAGGTGGTGCGCGGCTTAGACATTGTGCACAAGGTACAATGTTGAACCGAAGGAGGGTACCAGATGGTCGAAAAGACCAAGGACGATCTTCTGGATAAGATCCAGAAGCTCATGGCCAAGGCTGAGTCCACAGAGTTTGAGGCAGAACGTGAGACGTTCATGCGCGCTGCCGAGAACCTGATGAACAAGTACCGCATCGAACTCTGGGAGATCCAGCAGCGCGAGGCGGGACGGATTCAGCAGCGTGACCCAATCGTCAAGGACTTCGATTATGGCTTCGCGTTTGATAGCGGGCCATTCCCGGAGATCTGCGATGCCCTCTGGGCTCTCTTCGTCTCGTTGTCGCGGCACGCGAACTGCGTGATCGTGTACCACAAGCAGCACTACAGCGGCGAGGCGAAGGTGTACAAGGGCAACGTCGTCCCGGTGATCGGAACCGAGAGCGATCTGGGTTACTTCAGCCTGCTGTTCGCATCCTTGATGTCACAGCTGATCGAAGCGACTCACCCGAAGGCAGACCCCAACGTAGACGTATTCACTAACCTCAAGATGTTCCGCGAGGCTGGGATCGGTTGGGACGAGGCCGGAGAGTCGATGCAGGCAGCTGGCTTCAGGGCCGACGAGGAGCGCACCAAGGCTCGCGACACGTGGATCCGCTTCTACCGCTCAGAGTGCAAGAAGCGCGGTGTGGAGCAGAACTACAACAACTGGAAGACGTACCGCCGCAACTTCGCGTCGGGCTTCGCGTCCCAGGTGTCTGTGCGTCTGAGCGAGATGCGCAAGGCGTCGTCTCAGGAGACCTCATCGGGCGGCACGGGAATGGATCTGGTTCTGCGCTCGCAGAACGAGATCAACCGCGCGTTCATGGCGGAAGAGTTCCCGGACAACGGCGGTCGGGCTGGTAGCAGCGCGATGGTCAAGCATCGGAAGTACGATGCTGCGGCCCAGGGCGCTGGCCACGCAGCCGGGGCGAGAGCGAGCATTCAGGTCAACCCGTCTGCAGGCCTGAAGGGAAGGAAGGCCATAGATAAGTAATGGCTAAGATCACTTACAGGCTGGAACTGACTCCAGACGCTCATCTGGACGTCAAGATCGGAAGGAACGCTCCGAATCATATCTATGTTCCAGGTAAGACGAGAGCGCAGCTGACCCGAGATGTACTCTTCATCCTGCGGGTCAGCGACGTTCCTGTGAACAAAGATCGCCTCCAGAACGAGTTGGATGCGATCATCTGGAACTATGTTCCGAAGCGTGACTGGTACTGACGTAGCGGCAACGGCTCTGGTGGAGCCGTCTGCCGGTGCAGCCAGCACCAAAACCGAGAGGAGGGTACCCAATTGGCGAAGCAGAAGAGTCGCACGGCTCGCTGGCAAGAGGCAACAGCCCAATGTCGCATGTACTACGACACAATCAGAGGGGCTGCTGACGATCTCGCATCGTCTCTCAGCGAACTGAACGACATTCGCTCGGAGTACGAAGACTGGCGTGACAACTTGCCCGAGAACCTGGCGGACAGCGCGCTCGGCGAGAAGCTCAACACCGTGGTCGATCTCGACATCGAGTCGGCTGCGAACGATCCGCTCGACAACTGGCAAGACGTGGAGACGATTCTCGATGAGGCTGAGGGCGCAGACTTGCCGCTCGGCTTCGGAAGGGACTGACATGGCTGACATGATCCATCAAGACTGGATCGACGAGTTGGTCGATCAGATCGAGGCTCAGACGGAGCAGGGAGTCAAGAAAGTTCCGATTGAGTTTCATCTGGAAGATGCCGACGAGATCCACGAACTCGTCATCACTCGCGTCCAGTTTAACGACGGTATCATCGAGTGCAAGATGGAGGTCTTCTGATGCCCGAGTACGAAGTCACGATTCAGGTGACAGGCACAGCGACGTTCATCGTCGAAGCAGAAGACGAGGATGACGCCAAGCTGGAAGGCGAGCTTGCTTCCGAGTCCGACTGGGGTGACGTCAAGTTCGATGAAAGCGCCACGGACGTCATCGCAGTTAAGCCCTACGAGATGTGACATGGATAAGCCAAAAGAGGGCGATGTTCTGCTCCTCAAGAGCACCGATCACGACGAGTTCCCAACTCTGCTAGCTACCGTTCACTGCGTGTTTGACAACCTCGCAGAAAGCTGGGATCCGTACGGTGAGCACGCCTGGAGTCAAGCTGACGTCGATGAGTACTCTGGACAGACCGGCGAATGGTATGCGGTCGTCTACAATCCGAAGGACGAAGGCGAGACCTGGTCTGTCGCATCGTACGAGGTCGAAAGCATCGAGTAGGTAGTTGCGGGTCGCTCGGTAAGACGAGTGGCCCGGAGCATACCGCTCCAGAAAGAGAGGGTACCATGGTCAAGAGAACGGAGGTTCCGAAGCATCTTCGGAGCACCGGCGAGACCGCATCCGAGCCGCAGCTCAACTACCTGCGGGGACTTCGCGATGGTAAGGATCTGAGCAGCCTCACACCCGAGCAGACCGCTTGGTTGATGGACGCTGACTTCGACACCTTCCCGAGCGAGCTTCTGAAGGGCCGGATGAGCACGGTCATCGAGCAGCTCAAGTTGCTGCCTTGGATGAAGGGCGATAAGCTCGCGGACGAGTATGGTGTCGCGAATGGGCGCTACGCAGTGCCCAAGGAAGACGGCACCCTGATGTTCTACAGCGTCAAGCGTGGAACGAGTTACACGTTTGTCGATGTGTGGGCGTCGGACGCGCGCTGGCCGATCAAGAACATCGCCGAAAAGCGGCGAATCTTGCAGGCCATCGCGGACGATCCCGAGTCTGGGCCTCGTTTCGGACAGGAGATCGGTCGTTGCTATGTCTGCGGTCGGACGCTCACCGATGAGCGGAGCCGCGCACTGGGCATCGGCCCGGTCTGCCGGGGTGACGAGTAATGTTCGAAGACAGCCCGGAACCGTTCGATCCAAAAGACAACCTGGTCAAGCCCGCTGAAGGGGATGTGCTGATCCTCAAGAACATCCCTGAAGTTCAGACGAGCGAGTTGGACAGGAGAGTCGTCGTCCATTGTGTCTGGGACACGCTGGCTGAGAGTTGGGATCCATTCGGTGAACACGCATGGACTCAGCACGAACTCAACCAGCAGTACGGATCCCGTGGACACTGGTACGCTCTGGTCTATGTCCCCGGTGACGAGGGCGAGACTTGGAGCGTAGCGTCTTGGGAGGTCGAGAAGAATGCCACTCGGTGACTGGGAACCGAAGGGTGAGCATGTCCTCATCTCTGAGGACGGGCAACCTGTGAAGCTCCACATTCGTCGGGTCGCGTCGAGTAACATCGACTGGATCGGATGGCCTGTCAGCGGCGAGCCGCTGTTGATCGTCCAGTTCCTCGATGGTGGCCGCTACGGCTATCTCGGCGTCACCCGACAGAAGGCGGTAGCTATGGCGAACGCCAAGAGCACCGGCCGTTACTTCCACGCGAACGTCAAGACGAAGTACAAGCCTGTGAAAATCAGGTGACTTCACTGCGGGTCATCCGGGTAGCGCCGGATGTCCCGGAGGAGTCACCTCCCGTTTCCCCCGAAAAATAGGGGTAGACGTGCACTGAGCCATGCGATATACTTGCGTATGGTACTAACCAACCAACCGTAGGAGGGAGCGAAATGCCCGGAAGAAGGGCTGCCGCAGCAACAGGCGGCAAGAGCACGACCGCACGCGACGGGAACGCCCGTGAGCGTGGCGGTGCGGCGTCGCACGCCGAGTTGGTCAAGCTCGCGAAGCGTGGCGTCCTCAGCCACACCGAGGCTGCGAACGAGTTGGGCCTCAGCGTCTCCAGTATCTCGATGCTGGAGTGGTGCAAGGTGCTGGTCGAGGTGGGCGAGTGGGACGAGATCCCGGCGACCACCAAGTCCGTCCAGGCCGCCAAGGACAAGGATCGGAACCGCTGGGAGTTGATCGCGGCTCGCGCCGGGGTCAGCGTCACGGAGGCCAAGAACCTGTACGGCGACGAGGACGAGGTCAGGGCCGCGGCTGTCCGCGGTGGCGGCAACGGCAACGGCGAGTCCAAGCCAAAGGCGTCCACCGCGAAGGCCACTGGCCGGAGCACCGGCGGTCGCAAGGCCGCTGCGGCGTCGGCCAGCAGCACCAAGAGGTCTCGGACGCTCGCGGAGCGCCGAGCCGCTGCGAGGAACAACCCTTCCTAGCGGCGGTCATCGAAGCAACCAGAACCGGCGACCAGACTGAGGTGGAGAAGATGTTCCACCCTGGTCGCCGGATCTGGGTCATCGTGGCGTTCGAGAACCTGGCTCCATTTGTCACGGGGCCATACACAGTCGTCTTCTTCCAGAAGTTCCTTCCAGCTGGAAGATACACGATAGATGATCACCTGATCGAACGCAAGAGATCTCTCATAAAGGTGTACACTGATCCTGGAGGGACTCGCACGTTGGCCGCTGCAGACATCAGGTTCAGGGATCCTGGCCGAATAGGTCGGTGATTTGCCGCTCACCCGAGTAGCGTCGGGTGGGCGGCAGTTCACAACCAGAGAGGGGTACCAGATTGCCTGAAGAATCAGTAAGTTTTCTGAGCAGGCTTCCAGTGTACCAGGTGAAGAGGAGCGAGCAGTTTCCAGGGTTCCTCATCGTCATGTGCGGGCGTAAAGACTGTCCAGGGACAAAGGCCGGTCGGCCGTTCTTGGTCAGTCGTACCGAATGGTTAAGACCGCGGCGTGTCCAAAGCGTCCGGTCTCCGCAAGTGACCATCATCGTTGGAAGAACATGCCCGTATTGTTCGAAGTCCGGCCGTCTCCCGCGCAGGGATGAGATCGGCTAGACTCGATAAGCTCGCGGCGCGCGTTGTCCGCGCTCCTTCAACGCTGCGCCGCTGAGAAGGGGGAGTCGGGTCGGTTGGTACCCTCCCCGACTCCCCCATCTACATCAGAGCACGGTGGCGTACCGGGTTCGATTCCCGGCGTGCTCATGCCGTACCAAAGGAGGGGTAGAATGCCCAAGCAACACGTAGGAACAGGTGTCGAGTTCGTCGGCAACATTCCTGGGCCGAATCATCTACGCGGTGGAATGAGTTGGGCTAACCATCTACAGCCGCTGCTGAAGAAGCCAGGAGTGTGGGCGTTGATCGAAGTCTGTGACACACCCGGTCAGGCGAGCAAGACACAGTCGAACCTTCACAGGCGACAGGTCGTGATCCCATACCCAGATCGTTTCTGGGAGTTTGCGGCCCGTGGCTGCGAAGTCTTCGGCGTCTACAGAGGAACAAGGCCATCGACTACGAGGAGCAATGATGCAGGCGTTCGCCGAGCTTACCGAAAGCGGTGACCGCTGCGAGGTTCATTTCCGCTACAGCGAAGATGCTGTAGCGGCGATGAACCGACTCAAGCCTCTCGGGGCGAGGTTCGTTGGGCCTAACAACGGTGGGCCGCTATGGGTACTTCCGCTCGACCTTGTGATCATGCGTCGTCTGAGGGAAGAGTTTGGCAACAATCTTGAACTCGGCGCGGCGCTCGTGGCCTGGGGTCGGAAGGAAGTTGCGAGGGAGATCAAGCTGAAGACCTTGTCGGTACTCGATGATGTGCCGCTCAAGGAACTGAAGATCAGCAAGAAGCTCCCGAAGCTAGCCAAGTGGTTCCGGCCGTACCAGCGAGCCGACGTCAAGTTCATGTCTACGACTTCCTGCCTCAACCTGTTGGAGCCGAGGCTGGGCAAGACCACCGAAGTGATCGGTGCTCTCTTTGAGTGTGATCTCGAAGACGGCCCGCACCTGGTGGTGGCACCCAAGTCTACGCTCGATACAGTCTGGCGTATGGAGATCGAGAGATGGACAGACCACACCGTAGTCACGTACTCGGGCGACCTCTCAACAGAGGAGAAAGCCGAGGCTGAGCGAACCGTCGAGCGTTGTCTGCGAGATGGTAAGCCGTTCTGGTTCGTGACTACTGCGAACATGGTCAGGCGCGGCTCGTTCCCGCAGCTCAAGGAGTGGAACAGCTTCACGATTGACGAGTTCCACAAGACTGGTCTGCCGGTTCCTGGCAACAGCTTCCCGAAGGAAGCCAAGAAGGTGAAGGCCCAGCGTAAGTTCGGCTTGAGCGGAACGCCGATGGGCGGTAAGCCAGTGAAGCTCTTTGGTGCTCTTCAGTGGCTGGCTCCTGAGAAGTTCACGTCGAAGTGGCGTTGGGCGGCTCAGTGGTTGGTCATCGAGAATACCTGGGGCAATCATAAGGCCATCGGCAGCATCGTCCCTGGACGGGAGGATGACTTCTATGAGTCCCTTGCTCCTTACGCGGTGCGCCGCCTCCGCTCGGAGGTCGTGCCGCAGATGCCTGATACTCAGTGGATCGACGTTTGGTGCGACATGACCGATAAGCAAGCGGTTCAGTACCGGACGTTCCATGAGCAGGCAGAGGTTCGCATCGAGGAATACCACCTCACTGCGACTTCGATCTTGGCTGAGTACACGCGGCTCAAGCAGTTCGCGAACCACATGTGCACAGTTGAAGTTCTCTCGGTAGACGAGGAGACCGGCTACATCAACATGAAGGTCAAGGCGACTGAGGAATGCGGCAAGATCCCGTATCTGCTCCAGAACTTGGCAGAGCGGGGCATTGACGTAGACGATCCTGACGGCGACGACCAAGCGATTGTCGCCAGCCAGTTCCGCGAGACCGCGGAGATGATCCACGCTTATCTCAATCGGTACGGCATACCGTGTGAGATCATCTCTGGTAAGGTTCATCAGCGGGAGCGCAACAGGATTCAGGCTGATTTCCAGGCTGGAAAAGTGCGAGTTGCGGTTCTGGTGACGGCTGCGGCCGGGGTCGGAATCACGCTCAGCAAGGCCAGCGACGTTCATATCCTGGACGAGACCTGGAACCCAGACGATCAGACGCAGTTGACCGACAGAGCGGTGGATATCAGTCGTCACCACCAGGTGACGGCGCTGGTCTATCGCAGCAACGGAACCATCGAGCAGTACATCAAGAAGGTCAACGACGAGAAGTTCGACATCAACAAGAACATCCTGGATCTCAGACGGCAGATCGCAAAGGCGTATCGTGGCTCTCCACGTAGCTGAGTACATAGCGGCGGCGCTCGGAGCGATCTGCGGGCTGATATCAGGATGGAACAACTGGAAAAGAGACCACCCGCCACTCGATGCACCCGAATACGTCGAGGGCGAAGTGATCCATGAAGAGGATCTCGAAGACCTTGATAAGTGGTTCTCATCGAGTGCAAGGCGTCGGCAGCGCCAGTTGCCCCCGCCGTGAGAGGGTACCAAGGGACAGCCGAGAGGGTACTACGTACCCTCTCGCCGCCCGACCAACTCTCTATATACCCGCGCTCGCCCGCGACCCGCTCTGAGCAGAAATGGTTTCCTCGCGTACGCGCGTACATGCGCTCGCGGGAGGAATCGTTTTTCGTTCGGCGGGCCTCGCGGGCGGGCGCGGGTATATTTCGCGCGGGGGAGCGACCAAATCATTACAGGATTGGCCAAAACGGGCCGCTCGGAGCGGCTTTTTTCTTTTAGTTGAGGTCTTTACTCCGGAGTTGAGATCCGGTAGGCTCCCTCTTTCGGCTCGTTCCGGGGTGGGTGGCTCTCTCCTCGGAGCGGATTAGGAGGGAGTATGGTAACTCGCAACAAGACGAGAGCACAACGCTCCGCGCATCGGGAGACCGTCGGCCGACGCGCCAGCCACCCGCGTGCCTCAACGGTAGACGGTCTCCCAATGCTGCGGACAAGCGAGCGCGGAACGTTTAAGCGCTGTCGCTGGAAGTGGTGGATGGAGTTTGAGGAGGTTCTCCACCCCAAGCACGATCTGCCTCCTCTCCGGTTCGGGACGCTCGTACATATGGCACTCGCGGACTACTACAAACCGGGGATCAAGCGCGGCCCGCATCCGGCTAAGAGCTTCGCCAAGCACTACGAAGCCGAGATCAAGGCGCAGGGCGAGTTTGGCTTCCGCGTAGATGATCTGGAACAGGACGAGACCTGGGCTGAGGCGGGCGATCTCGGCGAGGCGATGCTGAACCATTACATCAAGCACTACGGCGACGACAGCGAATGGGAGGTCGTCGTCACCGAGCAAACGTTCCAGCAACTCGTCTATAAGCCGTGGACGGTCGATCCGAACCATCCCGCAGCGGCGCAGCAGAACGCCGAGCCTTGGTTCTGGTACGTCGGGACGATGGATGGAGTCTGGCGGAACCGGATCACCAAGAAGCTCCACATCGTCGATCATAAGACGGCGAAGGCGATCAACGTTCAATACCTCTCACTCGACTCGCAGGCGACCGGCTACTGGACTTGGGGACTCGATTGGATCTACGAGAAGGGTCTGCTCAAGCCCAACCAGAAGCCCGCCGGGATGATGTATAACCATCTGCGTAAGGCGTTCCCGGACGAGAGACCGAAGGACAACGACGGATTCTCGCTCAACAAAGACGGCTCCGTCTCCAAGAAGCAGCCGTCACCGTACTTCCTGCGGACGCCGATCTGGCGCGACTTCAACGAGCGCGAGCGAGCGCGGGAACAGGTCTTGGCCGAGTTCGCGGACATGCAGGCCATTCGCGCGGTCGGCCGGCAGGAAGACGGATCGCCGCCGCCGGTCGCGTACAAAAATCAAGGTCAGTTCACCTGCCCAGGCTGCTGGGCGTTTGACTTCTGCGAGCTAGACGAGATCGGCGCAGACTGGAAGGAAATGCGCGGCTTGATCAGTAAGCCGTGGGATCCGTACGAGGCCCATGAGGTCTACGTCGGAGAGACGAAATGAGTTTCCTGGGATATGTCTACTTCGTAGGCCACTTGGTCGAAGGGCCAATCAAGGTCGGACATACACGCGGAGCGCCAGAAGCTCGACTGGCTGCGATCCAAACATATTGCCCCTTTGATCTGGTATTACATGGGACGATTAGCGGGCATGCCGGGCACGAACAGGAGATCCACGAGTTGCTAAGCGATTATGCCATTCGCGGAGAATGGTTTGAGAGGGACGGCGCACTACAGATGTTCGACGCTTTGGGTCATCCGCTGATTCCGATTGACCAGTTCCTCTTAGCCGTAAAGGAGGGCGATATTGACTGGCGCCACTTCAAGTGGCGAATGGGAATGGTCGAGCGTCAACAGGGCTGTTGGACAAATATGCGTGATTTCGTAGAACAATACGGTTGAAATGAGGAGGGAGCGTGCCTAACATCCAACCCGCCGGAGCGTCGAGCAAGGTCAACATGCTCATACACTCCGACATCGGATGGGGCAAGACGACGTTCATCGGAACGGGCGGGAAGGATTACAAGATCCTCCTCATACGTCCGCCGGTCGATCATGTTGACCCCATCGTAGGGAGCGGCGTCCAAGAGATCGTCGTGCGCTCCTGGGAGGAGATCTTCGAGTCATTGGAGTACGCGCAACACGAGGGACAGAACTGGGACTGGATCTGGCTCGACTCGATCTCATTGCTCCAAGACATAGGACTAGACGACGTGTATGAGTACACGCTCGACCGCAAAGGCCCGAAAGGGTCTCAGGCTCGTAAAGAGCGGGAAGCATTCGGCCCAGATCGCGGCGAGTACCGAGTCAATATGTGGCGGCTCGGGCAATGGGTTCGCCATATGGTCGGCGCGGGCGTCGTTAACCTCGGCATCACGGCCCATTCGTTCTTCTGGGAGCCGACCGACGGCGTAACATCATCCTGCGTATGGCCCTGGGTTCAGGGCAAGATGATGCCCGCGAAGATCTCGGGAATGATGAATATCGTCGGCTACGGCGACCTCAAGACAGTCGAGCGCGGCGGGAGAACGCGGCAGGTGCGCGTACTCCATACCAACGCGAGCGAGAACTACTATGCCAAATGTCAGTTCAAGCGCGACGGTCTCGCGATCTTCCCAACCGGCGAGATCGTCAATCCTACTCTGCCAGGTATGATGGCAGAGATCAATAAAGGCCGTGTAGCAAGCAGCACGGCGAGGCGACGCAGAACGAGAAGGGAGCAATAGTGGCAGTTGTCAAGTACGACGTCAGCAACGTAGAGGCGGGCGGTGGCGGAGAACAGCCGCAGCCGGGTCTCTACAAGGGCAAGATCCAGTCGATGACGCTGCGGGACAAGAAGTCCGGCGGCGATCCCGTCAGCGACCTGGAGATCACCATTAGCGTCGGCGAAGAGTACGCCCTGCTCTGGACGTACGTCAAGTTGCCGTCAGACGCGAACTACAACGAGGCCGCCCACGGCTGGAAGCTGCGCGAGTTGACCGACGCGCTCAAGCTCCCGCCGAAGGGCAGCATCGACACGAACAAGCAGGTCGGAAAGGCGGTCAATGTCAAGGTCACCGCCGACACCAACCTCGACGGCGAGTACCGCGGCCGGGCACGCAACCTGTTCCCGCCGGGCAAGATCGAGGAAGACGGTGACGACCTGCCCGAGAGCGGCGGCGATGACGAGCCGCTCACCCGCGAGGAGTTGGCCGACTGGTCGAGTGACGATCTGAAGGAGGAGTTGGAGTCGCGTGGTCTCGCGATCTCCGGTCGCTTCTCCGCGAGCAAGGCCATCGATCTGATCCTGGACGACCAGGACTCAACCGTGGACGCGGACGACGCCAACGAGGGCGAGGGCGCAGCCGACTCCAACGGGTTCAGCGCGCTCGACCCGGAGTTGCTGGAAGACCTGCGGACGGACGCGGCGTACTACAGCGACTGGGAGACCGATGACCTGGCGAGTTACGCGGCCGACATCGGAGCCGCCGGCAACGTCCAAGGCCGGAAGACGAAGGCCAAGTACATCGAGGCCATCGTCGCGCTCGCGAAGGCGGCAGAGGCCTGGCAGGACGGCGCAGGCGAAGCCAGCGGCGACGGCGACGGCGAAGCGTCCGAGCCGGACGACTACGACCAGTGGGACGACAACGATCTCCAGGACGAGATCAACACCCGGCTGGAGCAGGGCGCTGAGATCAAGATCAGCGGGAGGAAGACGAAGGCCAAGATGGTCGAAGCCCTCCGGGTGGACGACAAAGTCGCAGATCCGTTCTAGCGGGCGAGTACGGTGGCCGCGTCCGCGATCTCAAAGAGACACCTACGCCTACTCAAACCCTACCTGATAGGGCGAGCCAGGGTGAATGGAGAATGGGACATGCTCTGTCCGCTTCATGAGGATACGAACCGCTCGGCGTCGGTCAATACTCTGACCGGCGAGTGGTTCTGTCACGCTGGCTGTGGCGGGGGAAGGATCACGGATCTGATCGCCCAGAAGAGCAGTTGGGTTCCGCCGGGGAGAGCAGTGTTGAATGGCTCTCCTCGGCGGGGCGAAGCGAACGAAGTCATCACCGAAGGAAAGATCAAGGGGTGGAATGCCGCTCTCCTGGACGATGAGACCGTCAGCGACTATCTCAACGAGCGAGGAATCCATACCAAGACCATCATCGACTACGAGCTAGGCTGGGATCGCGGTCGCGGAGTCTACACGATCCCCGTCCGCGGCCCTGACTACGAGATCTGGAACGTCCGGCGGTACAACAGGAACCCCGACGCCCATACCAAGATCCGATCCGTAACGGGGATGAGAGTGACCGAGCTTTACCCGATCCGCCAACTGGAAGCCGAGCGCCTCATCATTTGCGAGGGTGAGTGGGACGCGCTCGTTACCATCCAGAACGGCTACCCAGCGATCACTCGTACATCGGGGGCAAAGACTTGGCACCATCGCTGGAACCCGTTGTTCAAGGATAAGCTCGTCTTCATATGCCAAGACTGCGACCAGGAAGGGCAATCGGGGGCGAGGAAGATTGCTCGCGCCCTCAGCAGGATCGCAGACGTTCGGATCGTCCAGCTGCCATATGAGGTCGTCCCCAAGCACGGGAAGGATCTCAGCGACTTCTGGCAGGAGTTTGACGCAGTTGAGTTTGAGCGTCTTCTAGCCGAGGCGCAAACGCTTCAGAAGCAGCCAGAGGGCGAGCCGACGATCATCACGGTACTCGACTCGTTCGACGCGCATCGCGTCGGAGACCCCGTCAAGCTCCAGGTAACGATCAAGGGCAAGAAAGAACCGGGCTACTCGATCCCGTGGAAGGTCAAGCTCAACTGTACCCAGGACGCCGGAGCAAAGTGCCAGGTCTGTCCGATGAATACGGTCGAAGGAAAAGGTGACCTGGTGATCTTGCCGACTAGCCCGAGGATCCTCGACATGATCGACTCGTCCGACCTACAGATTCGCGAGATGCTGCGTCTGGAGTACGGCGCGCAAAAGTGTAACAAGCTTGAGATCGAAGTCGAGGATCATCAGGCAGTCGAGCAACTGTTCGCTCGCCCGAGTATCGACCATGCCGACGGGACAAAGGCGCGCGACTACACGACAATCAAGATCACGTCGGTCGGTCGCCACGATACTCTCGCCAACAGTACCGTCGTCGTCACCGGCGCGCTCTACCCTTCACCGCGAGATCAGCGCAACGAGTTTCTCGGCTGGGACGTTCAGCAACAGACGACGAGCGTAGACTGGTTTGACTTGACAGCCGAGGCAATCAAGCTGATGAAGAGATTCCAGCCTCATCATCGCCAGAGTCCGCTCAAGAAGCTCGGAGAGATCGAGCGCGTGTTAGCGAGTCACGTGACGAAGATCATCGGACGCCCTGAGATGCACGCAGTCATGGATCTGACGTTCCATTCGCCGCTCTCGTTCAACTTCGGAGGTCAGCTTGTCCACAGAGGATGGCTCGAATCTCTCATCGTTGGAGATACTCGCACGGGGAAGTCTGAGGCTGCTGAACGACTTGTACGCCACTATGGCGCAGGAGAGGTCGTCGGAGGAGAAGCGGCAACTATTGCTGGCCTGGTTGGAGGCCTGCAACAGATTGGTGGAAGAGATTGGGCCGTTACTTGGGGTGTTATCCCTCTCAACGACCGACGTATCGTCATCATCGACGAGCTATCCGGCCTCCACCCTGAGGAGATCTCAAAGATGTCCGATGTGCGGTCGTCGGGGATGGCCCGGCTAACGAAGATCCAACAGGAGGTTACGTTCGCTCGGACGCGGCTGCTTTGGCTCGGAAATCCTCGCCATGGCGGAATGGATCAGTACACGTACGGCGTAGATGCGATCCGTCCGTTGATCGGGAATCCCGAAGACATCGCCCGCTTCGACCTGGCGATGGCCCTCTCCAAGTCGGACGTAGATCCCGAGGAGTACAACAAACGGATCGACGTAGGCGACCTCAAGTACACGAGCGAAGCCTGCCATACGCTTCTGATGTGGGTCTGGACTCGGCAGCCGGAGCAGATCATTTGGGAGCAGGGCGCGGAGAACACAGTCTATGACGAGGCGAACGCAATGGGCGATAAGTACGTTGAGGATCCGCCGCTCATTCAAGCGGCGAACGCCCGTATCAAGATCGCTCGCCTCGCAGTATCTATCGCGGCCCGAACATTCAGCACCGACCAGAACTTTGAGAACATCGTCGTTCAGAAGGAGCACGTACAAGATGCCGTACGGTTCATTGACATCCTCTACGAAATGCCAACACTCGGCTACGCGGCGCGCTCCCGCGAGCGCCTGCTTGATGTCGAGGAAGCTATCGAGCACCGCGACGAGGTCAGGCGGTTCCTCTTGGAGAGGCGCGGCCTGGCGAAGCTCCTGCGCAGCACAAGCCGATTTCGGAGGCAAGATCTGGAAGAAGTGATGAACGTGACACGCGAGGAAGCCAACTCAATCATCAATAAGCTCTACGGCGCGAGGATGCTACGGAAGGAAGGTGGGGGCGACAACATCGTGGAGCCTACGCTCCACGAGCTACTGAGGGAGGTTCGCTGGTGAACGACGAGAAGAGCAGGGTCAGGTTCGAGGGCGGCGAGGATGACGAGAGTCCGGCGCAGTCGATCTGGGGCGGCGGCGCGCAGGACATCGAGCAGTCAATCCTCCGCTCGACCGGGCGTAACATCGAGATCATCGGCTGGAAGATCATCTCCGTTACCGACGTGGTTGGAGATCTCGGCAGCGGGTCGCTCCAGTCGATCAGCTTCCAGCTACAGAGCATGGACAAGCAGAAGATCATGACCATCAAGGGCATCGCCCTGGAAGTGGACTTCGTTTGACCCGAGTCGCGATCCTCGGTTGCGGCCCCGCCGGTCTAATCGCGTCGCATGCCGTTGCGACGGAGGGCATCGACTTCACCATCTTCTCAGAGAAGAGGAAGAGTCACATGTTCGGCGCGATGTACCTCCATGAGCCGATCCCTGGCATCTGCCCCGGAGAGAGGATGGAGATCCAGGTCGTTAAGTTAGGCACCCGCGAAGGGTACGCCAGGAACGTCTATGGTGATGCAGAAGCGCCGGTCTCCTGGGACAAGTTTGACTCCGGGCCGACGTACGGTTGGAGTCTCGGCGCGACGTACGAGAGGCTCTGGAATCTCTACGGCCACCGGATCGACCACAGGTTGTTGACAAGACGATGGATCGAAGAGATCGCCGCAGAACACGACATGACGTTCTCCTCGTTGCCCGCGACGGTTCTCTGCAAGAAGCCCAGGCACATATTCAAGTCTATCCCCATCTGGGTGTTACACGGAGCCGAGGTCGGGCGACGATCACCAGTCAATATGATGTACTACAATGGGTTGCCGATCAAGGATGGATACGACCCGTGGTACCGATACTCGCTCATCAACGGATACCAGTCCTGGGAATACTCACCGTACTACGTCCCCAGCTATATCCAGCGGGGGTTCGGGGAGCAAGAGAAAGGATTGCGAGTTGATAAGGGTACCAAACCTCTCTCGACTACGTGCGACTGTCTCCCACAGATCGTCCGCATCGGCCGCTTTGGTCGCTGGGACAAGCACGTCTTCACCCACCACACCTACAACCAGGTCAAGGATGCTCTGCTCCAACTGCGGTAATCCGATCAGGCCGGTCGTCGCCGTAGACATCGACGGCACTCTGGGCGACTACCACGGCCACTTCCTCCGCTTCGCCGCGGAGTACCACAACATCGGCCCTAGCGACAACAACTACTCTTACGACGGCTCAGTCTCATTCAAGACATGGTGGTGTGAGATGTTCGGGCGGTCGGAGAAGGATTGGCATGACGCGAAGCTCGCCTACCGCCAGGGTGGTATGAAGCGAACCATGCCGATCTACCCGCTGGCTGCGTCTCTCTGTCGCGAGATCAAGGCGACCGGCGCTGAGCTTTGGGTCACGACCACGCGGCCATACCTCTCGCTCGACAACATCGTCCCGGATACAGTCGAGTGGCTACGCCGGCACGAGATCGAGTATGACGGGATGCTCTTCGATGAGGACAAGTACGCGCAGCTAGTCGAGCGCGTAGACCCAGGGCGGATCGTCGCCGTCATAGACGATCTGCTCGGTATGTTCTGGGCCGCGGAGAAGGCCATCGGCTTTCGCTGCGTCTACCTCATCAAGAATAACTACAACCGCGCGATCCACATGATGTACAATCAGCACGATATGGAGTGGTTCGTCGCGAACATTGGACAGCTAATCCACTCATGGATGGAGCAACATGAGCCAGACATCTCTCAGCTTTGAAGACGAACACGCGCGGGTTCTCAACCGCGCACACCAGATCTTCCTCGACAAATCGCCGATCCGCGGACAGATGTGGCTGGAGTTCCCGCCATCAGACAAGATCCGCGAACTACGCGAGAGGGTCACGCGGTTGGAGAACGGGTACCCACAGATCATATCTGAGGATACGACACTCAGCATCCAGGAGCCGAACGGTTTCATGCGGGAAGTGTTGATTGAAGATGCGCTCGACATCATTAACTACGCGGCCTTCTTCATTAAGCAGATCGAGAGAGGGCAGCGCGGCTGATGGATTTCGCGGAGATATTCACGAACGCGATCAAGCGAGATCCTGGTCATCTCCTCGACCCGCTTCATCCAGGGCCGATCCTCAACCTCGGATCGGGGCGAGCGCCCATCGACGGAGCGATCAACCTCGACCGGCCCGAGTGGGAAGCTCCATTCCTATTCGACATCAAGGACGAATCGGTGAGCGTCGTTCACGCTTATCACTTCATCGAACATCTCAGCCCTTCGGACGCACACGAAATGCTGCGGGAGATCGAGCGCGTCCTGATGCCAGGCAGCGTAGCGAACATCGCCGTCCCGCATGCGATGTGTCCGCTCGCGTTCCAAGCTCCTGACCACCGCAGCTACTGGACGGAAGAGGGTTGGCAGGATACGTTCTACTCGACGGGCTACGACAGCGGCTATGGGCACAAGTGGGATCTGGACATTACCTGGATGATGGTCGCGAGTACCCGCTGGCAGAATCTCTGCGTTCTCCTCCAATTGGCGAAGCGAGTGCGCGGACTTCGCTACCCGACCCCATGGAGTCGTTCATGAGCAGCCATTGGAATGAAGACAAGAAAAGTCTCGACCGGATCAAGCTCGGCGCGTTCGGCAAAAAGAAGGAGGAGTGCGACCATGAGGATACGCCTGCCATGGTTCGGAAGGAAAGACGTACTCATCGTAATCCGCGGCTCACGAGACAAATGCGGTTCGTCTCTCTGCATCACCATTCAACGTATTCGTTCCTCGACGGGTTCCAGCTACCAGAAGCACATGTACGTCGGATCACCGAACTCAACGGATCGGCCCTCGCCCTAACCGAGCACGGGAACGTTATGTCGCACGTGAAGTTCGAGCAGGCGGCGAAGAGAGGCGGGATCAAGCCCATCTTCGGGATCGAGCTATACACCGGCGAGATCGACCCCGAGCGGCGGCAGCAGTTGAAGAACCACCTCACAATCCTCGCGCGCAACCAAGACGGGTACCGGAACATCCTTCAACTCGTCTCCCGCTCCTACATGGAAGGGTTCTACTATGAGGCCACCGTCAGTGGAAAGATGCTCGCGGAACATCGGGCCGGTCTCGTTGTCTTATCTGGATGCACGGGATCATTGCTCTATACATCGCTCATGGGCGGTAAAGGGATCGAACCGGATGCTGCGTCTTACCGTCGTGCGCTTGGAGTGGCACAAAGGTTCCGTCGAACGTTCGGTGATGATTATTACATCGAGGTTCAGGCTTTCCCTGAACTGGAAGGTACGCGCAAGGCTAACCCTCAGCTTGCGAGAATCGCCAGTGAACTCAAGATCCCGCTCGTAGCCACGCTAGATTGCCACTACACGCTGCCGACTGACAGCGAGCTACAGAAGGTACTCCATGCGCTCCGTAGCGGCGGGAAGAGCACACCCGAGGATCTAGCGAAGAGTTGGGGCTACGCCGCGGAGCTTTGCCCGCCCGCGAACGACCGTGACCTGCTGCGTCGTCTAGTCGCGACCGGGCTGACGAGACAGGAGGCCATTAACGCGATACTCATGACCGAAGAGATCGCGCAGGATTGTACGGTCGAGCTTCCGCGGCTCCCGATGGTGAGCTATCCCGGAAATGCCAAGGACATGAGACCCTGGGGAATCAAAGCGCCAGACGAAGACTCCAGGCCAGCCTCCTCACTGGAAGTCTGGGAGCACTGGCTGAAGGAAGGATGGAAGTTTAGAGGATGTGACGATCTACCTCTTTCGGAACGACGGAAGTACGCGCAACGACTTCGTCATGAGCGATCAATCATCGAGGAGAAGGCATTCAGTGATTACTTTCTCATTGTCTCTGACGCTGTACGATTCGCAAAAGACTCCGACATTGGAGTTGGGCCTGCGCGCGGGTCGGCTGCGGCGAGCCTGGTCTGTTGGCTACTCCGTATCACAGAGGTCAACCCGATGGCGTTCCCCCATCTCGTTTTCGAGCGATTCATCGACATTACCCGGTTTGACCTACCGGACATTGATCTTGACTTTGAATCAACCCGGCGGGGAGAGGTCGTTGATTATCTGGTGTCGAAGTACGGACGCGAGCAAGTCAGTCAAATTGGAACCTTCCAAACTTTCAAATCCAAGCTCGCCCTCGACGACGTGGCACGCGTCCACCGCATTCCGCAATACGAAGTAGAGCAGATCAAAGACGTGCTCCTGGAGCGGTCGTCGGGCGATCTGCGAGCGAGCGCGACCATCCTCGATACCATCGAGCAGTTCGAGCAGGCAGCAGGCGTAGTCGAGCGCTATCCGAACATCTTGGACGCGACCGAGCTAGAGGGCAACGTTAAAGGCTTCGGCACTCACGCAGCCGGGGTGGCGATCTCTAACGATCCGATCACAGAGGTCACCGCCATCCTAGAGCGCGAGGTCAACAAGCGAACGATTCAGGTCGTCGCCATCGACAAGTATGACGCGGAGTACCTCGGCGTACTCAAGATCGACCTGCTCGGTGTCTCGGCGCTCGACGCCCTCATACAAATGTGTCGTCAGCTGGATAAGCCGGCATCGTTCCTCTATGAGATCCCCATTGAGGACGAACCTACGATCCAGGGATTCAAGGAGAACGATGTCGTCGGAATCTTCCAGTTTGAGGGTAGAGCCTGCCGGATGGTCTGTGGCGCGGTACGGCCGGACGATTTCAATGAAGTTTGCCATATCACTGCCCTCGCCCGACCAGGCCCTCTCCATAATGGAGCAGTTGCAGACTATGTTGATATCAAGCGAGGGGAAAAGCAACCCCATCTACGTCACCCTGCACTTGAAGGAATCACCGGATTCACCCAGTTCCAAATAGTCTACCAGGAGCAGATCCTCCAGATTGTCCGCGAGATCGGAAACTTCGACTGGACGCACGCCGCCTACATTCGCAAGATCATCTCGCGGAAGCTCGGAGACGCGGAGTTCAACAAGCAATGGGAGCGGTTCTGGGACGGCGCGAGCACTCTCCATGAGCGAACCGACTTCCCGCAGATTGACAAGGAGCTTGCCCGCTCGATCTGGGGCGACCTTACGACCAGCGGCTCGTACGCCTTCAACGCGGCACACTCGGTCTCGTACGGCTACATCGCCTGGTGGACTATGTGGTGGAAGCAGCACCACCCGGAGATCTTCTACGCCGCGATGCTCGACCGCGCTGACGGTCGCGGCGGCGGATCCGGGGCCAACGCGAAGGCGAGTGCGATCAGCAAGGCGCAGATCGACCCACACACGATCATGCTGCGGGACGCGATCGGACACGGGTTCACGATCCTTCCCTACGACATACAGATGTCAGGAATGACCTGGCAAGCCGAGACCAGCTACGAGCTACGTCCCGGCTTCGATCAGATCGACGGCGTTGGCCCCGCGATGGCGCAGAAGATCATCGAGTGGCGGGACGAGAAGGCGAAGACATTTCGCATGCAGCGGCTCGACTGGCCATCGCTAATCGAGGTCAAGGGGATCGGGCCGAAGACGATTGACAAGCTCGTAGCTCACGCGACCGCCGAAGATCCGTTCGGAGTCAAGACGATGGATCGAATGATCGCGTCCTGTAAGAAAGGGATCAGGCGAGGAATGAAAGACTCGGACGGGAACCGGCTACCACGGCCGACACATAAGGCCATCGAGGTTCCATACGAGCGCGGCGAAGATCTGGGGGTTGTCTGGATCGGGATTCCCGTCCACCGTAACCTCCGCGACATCTTTGAAGTCAACCGCGCCCGAACCGGCGAGGAGCTAGATCCGGCGACGGTGCGCAATCCAGAGCTAAATGAATGGATGCTGATCGCAGGTTATGACGGCACTGACCTGCTGAGTCTCCGGGTCTCACGCTGGAAGTATCAAACGTTCAAAAAGCTGCTCTGGAAGATCAAGCTTCATGAGGATGTGCTCCTCGTGAGGGGTGTTAAGCCCGGATGGCGTTCGGCGAGAGAGATCTATGTGACCGACATGTGGGTGATGGCACCGTGACTTATTGTCCACAGAGAGGGGTGCGTGAGAAGGGTACTCGGACACCTAGCCGCGCTTTGCGTGGCGCTCACCATGGCAGTCAGCGCGATGGCGGCGCAGTCTTCGGACTACGTCACGCGCGGGTTGCTGTGCATACACGGGTACGAGGGCGCTTGGAACGATCCTGGCGGCCCGTACTATGGAGGGCTACAGATGGACGTCAACTTCATGATGGCGTTCGGACGGAGCTACTACAATCGGTGGGGTACAGCAGATCACTGGCCTATACAGGCACAGATGGACGCCGGAAGCAGAGGCTACCGGGCGCGGGGGTGGAGCCCTTGGCCCAACACGGCTCGTATGTGTGGATTGTTATGACAACGACAGGAGGGAGCGATGGAAGGTAAGATCACAACTTCCGATCTTGTGAAGGAAGTCGCGGATGAACTGGGGATGAGTCGGCTGGACGTGAAGGCGGTTGTTGATACCTTCTTCCAGTACGCTGGCGAGTATCTCCAGGAGGGCAACGAAGTCGCGATCAGCAAGGTCGCGATCTTCAAGTTCGCCTACACGGCTCCAAAGAAGAAGGGTACGATGGTGATGAATCCGGCTCTCGGGCAGATGGTGCCGCTCGCGACGGCACGGCCCGAGAAGCTAAGCATTCGAGCGCGTGTCCTCCCGTCGTTCGCAAAGGCGTATGCCCCGAGCCTGGCGTCGAAAGGCGGCAAGGAGGTCGCAGCGAAGTTCAAGGCGTCTATCGCAGCGCGTTCCGCCGCGGCGAAGGCGGCGTAATGGCTATGGCAGCCCAGAAGCTCTGCGAATGTGGCTGCGGGTTGCCTACACCAGTCGCTAGGCAAGGAAGCTCGAAGAAAGGCTGGGTCAGAGGAGAACAAACTAGGTTTGTCAATGGACACAACCGTAGACCCCCGATCCCCAGCCTCACTTCTGGCCACAAAGGACGCATGACAAGAGGGATCTTCTTCGCAACACATAGTAGCCCATACACTTGCTGCTTCTGTCTACGAAGAGTCCGACAGGATGAAGTGATAGTTCATCACTCAGATGAAAACAAAGCGAACGACCATCCTGATAATCTTCGCGCATGTCACAGAGGGTGCCATGCTAGTCATCATATGAGCATCAGGATGCGAAAGCTATTCGCGAAGGGAGCGTAGCATGTTAGACCCTCGTGTACCGGAACCGTACAAAGCGTCAAGAGGTTGGACGGACAAGCGTGAATCGTCCTTGCTCAGAGACGTAGCGTTCAACAGACACAGCATGAACGATGGTCACCATCTCTCTCCTTCCGACAATGACCTTGTCCAAGTGGGCGACGACGGCATCACCGTTAAACTCGTTCAAGGGCTGAACCCCGAGTTCATGAAGGTACTGTCCAAGGCGCAAAGAGCGACCATCGGTATCGACCTGTATGGCCCTGATGAGGACTCACGTGACTGGGAAGAGATGTTGCAAGGAGGATTGCAGACGGCGCTCGAAAGCCAGGTGATCGTGTTCGAAGTGAGCGGCGTTAGTCGTACCTGTACTCATCAGATCGTCCGTACCCGCAAAGCGGCGTATCACCAACAGTCGCAGCGGGCGAGCTTCTACGGCTCTGGGCCGGAGCAGCGCTGGCCCGAAGCGATCTGGCTCGCGAGCGACGAAGTCAAGGAGGCCTGGATCGCCGCTGTCGAGTCATGCCGGCGCGCGTACCAGCTTGCTTGCGCCGCAGACATCAGCTACCAGGACGCCCGCTACATCTTGCCGGAAGGCACGACGAACTACATCATGATGGAGTATCCGCTCCGGGAGTTCATCAATGTCTATGCCTACCGAGGCTGCGCGATGTTCTCCTGGGAGATCGTTACCGTTATGCGGATGGCCCGCGACATCCTCGTTGGTCTCTACCCCTGGCTCGATCCCTACATCAAAATCAGCTGCGAGAAGACGACCGGCTCGCTCGACATGACCGAAGCCGAACGCGACGACCCGCAACTGGCGAACGGTAAGCATTCGCACGCCTGTACCTTCCAGGGATGGGAAAGCGTCGAGGGTCAATGCCCATTCCCCTGGGCCCGCGAAAGCAATCGGACATTCAGGAGCAAGCATCATGCCATCACTCGCGAGACGAAGTAAGGAGTACAAGGATTGGGACGTACTCAAGTTCCATGTACGGAACCGACGCTGGTGGGCGCTCTGCTCCATGGTTGATCCAGAGCAGCTGCGCAAGGAAGTCCGGGCGGACGAGTTTGCTCGGCTACGAGCGCGGCGGCTCACCAACGACGAGAGAGCAGAGTTGAAGGCGAAGGTCAGTGAAGTCCAGAAGCGCATCTTGGCGCGAGAAAGGAAGATCAAGAACCTATGAATCTTCACGAGAAGACGGAGGGCCGCGTTCTCTGGTGTTGCCCCAACATGGACTGTTTCGTCTCCACGTTCGTCGGAACAGACGAATGCCCAATGTGTAAGACTCCGGGCTTGATCCTACGAAAACCAATCGACCGGCGCGGGATTCCGAGCTTCCGGCCCGTAGCCTAGCGGTGTAGATACGGCCTTGTGCACATGTGCAACAAGCGAAGATAGAGACGAGACGACTTCCTACCTGTCTCGGCTTGCACGAACATGGTAGAGGCTTAGAGAGGCTCGTAGAATGGAAACAGAAGAAAACTTCGTAAATCTACCGGAACCTACGTGAGCAGCGACTTCACCAAGATTCGCGCCGTCTTCTACAAAGAGTTCGGCTCCAAACCGCCGTGGCCTTGTTTGCTCTGCGGTAGGGCGATTTTAATCAACGACGGACGTAAGGCTTACTCCCTCGCTGTTCATCACATCGACGGAGATCACCGGAACAACGATCCAAAGAACCTAGCTCCAACTCACTATGGATGTCACTCGACCTTTCATCATCTATCGGAGGAGACTTGGACGAAACTGTTTTCACATCGTCGGTGACTTCCGGTTTCTTGGAACGGTACTTCGACGCTGAATTGAAGATGCCGCGGCCCGCGTCGGTGGAAGTCTTCGATGCGCGGGAGATCGACCGGCTGGTGAACGCTGCGGCCCTCGTGTTCGCTGCGGGATCGCTCTCGCGCCGCCTCGGGGGCGAGGCATCGAGCGCCGACCTCGCCATCGACAAGAAGCGGTCGAAGCGAGTAGGTCACGCGCTGCGACAGTCGATCCTCGCCTGGACGGTTCTCAAGACGCCGATCCGTATCACCGACGCTCACCGCCAGAAGGGCGCGCAGCTAGACTGGCAACAGTTCTACATCGAGCACATCGCACAAATCAACACAGAGCTAGTTCTCCTCGCGACCTGGGCCATCCGGAACGGCGAACATCGCTGGGGACGGTCTGCGGTTGTGGCGCTAGAGAACGAGCTACGCTGGATGCGATACGCGATGAGGGACTAGTCCTGCGGTTCGGCTGCCGGTGGCCAGCCGTGATTCGGAGGTAGTCTCTCCGTGACCTTCTCATAAGGCGTAGAAGGAGCATAGACGACCTCGTTGCGGTAGAAGTTGCGCCGTTCCCAGAACGAGAGCGCGACGGTGATTGCTGCGAGAACGAACAGGCAACCGACGCAGAAGGCGACAAGAGTGTTACTGCTCATTGCTTCACGCACACGGCCATAGTCAATTGTCCTCCGGGGTGATTGAAGATCACATCTGTGAAGTCGTAGCCGGTAGGACAGTCTGACGCTCCCCCTCCCGCTGGCCCTGGTGGCCCTGCCGGGCCGGTCGGCCCTGCAGGCCCGGTGGGGCCTGTAGCGACGTTGACTGTGACTGTCTTCGTCGGTGGTGGGGTAGCAGACCCAGCCCCGATAGCTACTGCGCCGAGTGCCCCAGCAGTACCGGCTAAGGCGATACTCGCAGACATCAGCAGTATTGGTTTACTCGGAAGCCGCATGTTCTATCTCCTCTCTGCCTTGACTGCGTGACGATCTGAGCGCCGCGATCCCGCTGAGCAAACTTCCCATTCCTGCGAAGATAGCTCCCAGGCCGACAAGGGCTGCGCTGTTCCCCGATTTGACGAGAACCTCGAAGCCAGCGAGACAACTGCCAATAATGACAGTGGCGGCACCCCACTGCACCCACTTGTTGTGTGGGATGTGCACAAGTTAACTGTCATCTTTGTCGAGATGTTCACCCAACTTGATCCCCTCATAGAATGCCGCGATCCGATCCTCGCATTCCTGTCGGCTGCGCCTACGCTCGTAACGGATCGCCAGGTATCCTGTCAACACCGTACCGACCCCAGAGAGGAATGCAGCAATTGCAGTGACAGTCTCTGGGTTGAGTGTGAGGACAAGCACCCTCCTATGACTGGTACCCCGACTTGAGGCCGAACCAGTAGCGGACGCCGACCCCCTGGATGAAGCAGTTGTTGCCTCCAGGAACCGAGGCATACAACTCGAACAAGACAGCATTTCCGCCGCCGACCGCGATCACTGATCCTGAGTCGCCGTAGAGCGGGCCGTTCTGCCAGTACTGATACCTGCCACCGTCAAGCATCAGATCGAGATAGACGACGTTGCCGTCGGTACCAACTTCGGTGTAATCTGTGTTCGTGATGATGTACATCTGGTAGTGCGTTGGGTCGGGATTGCCTGGCAAGTAGATCGGAGTGGTCAGGTCGCCAGTCGCCTGCCAGATCATATGACCGGTGTTGTACCTATCATCAAAGCTAGATACGTTGATGCGCTCGACATAGAACTGATCCCCATCCCACTGCATCATCGAGTTCAGAGTGATCTTCCCGCCGCCCGGTACGCCATTGCCGACCGTTACGCTGACGCTCGCCGTCGCGGTGTTCCCGTGTCCATCGGTCGAGGTAACACTCATCGTGTGCCCGCCGCCAGCCAAGGTGTGCGAGTCGATAGACCCGAACCCGAGACCACCACCACCACCCTGCGCCGCGCCGTAGTTGTTCCCGTCGATCTTGAACTGCGTAGAACAGGAGGCGTCGTACATCGTGACGGTCGCGGTCAGCGCGAAGTTACCGTTGATGGTCGCTCCGCTGCCGGGACTCGTGATCGTCACAACCGGCGCATTCTCGTGGTTCACGGTGAGGCTCGCGTTCGCGACGTTCCCGTGCCCATCCGTCGTCGTCACCGCGTACGTGTGGTTCCCGTTCAGGTAGCTCCGGGTATCGACAGAGAGCGTCTTGCTGCCTGCCCCGCTTTGCGCCGCTCCGAAGTTCGCACCGTCGATCTTGAGCTGACTCGACACCGTTGCGTCGTAGGACGTAACGCTCACGGTGAAGTTGATGACGCCGTTAATGGTAGCGCCGTTCCCCGGACTCGTGATCTGAACAACCGGGTTGTTCAGATTCGTGACCGAGATGCTCGCAGTCGTCGTGTTCCCGTGACCGTCTGTCGAAGTCACCGAGAGCGTATGCGCTCCGTTCAGCCAGTTGCGCGAGTCGATGCCGTTGTAACCTAGCGTCCCGGCTCCGCTCTGCGCCGAGCTATAGAGAGCACCATCCACTTTGAACTGCGTAGAGACAGAGGCATCGTACGAAGTGATGGTTGCGAGGAAGTTGAAGGCACCGGTGAGCGTCGCTCCGTTCCCCGGACTGGTAATGGTGACGACGGGAGCGTTCGCGAACGTCACCGTTATGCTCGCAGCCGCAGCATTCCCGTGCCCATCGGTCACGGTCGCGGAGATCGTATGTCCGCCGTTCAGCCACTGGTGAGTATCGACGCTACCGATACCGATTGAACCCGCGCCACTGATCGGCGCTCCGTAGTTACCGCCGTCTACCTTAAATTGAGTTGAGACCGAGGCGTCGTACGACGTGACGGTGGCGGTGAAGCCGACGTTGCCTCCGACTGTCACTCCGTTCCCCGGATTCGTAATTGTGATCAACGGGTTGTTCACATGGGTGACAGTTATGGTCGCAGTAGTCGAGTTCCCGTGCCCGTCCGTCGAGACAACCGACCAGGTGTGCACTCCGTTGAGCCAGTTACGGGTGTCGATGGTCGCCTGTTGAATCGCTCCGGTGCCGGCGACCGGAGATCCGAAGTTGACTCCGTCCACCTTGAACTGCGAGGACACCGAAGCATCGTACGACGTAATCTGCGCGCCCCAGCCGATGGCTCCAGAGACGTTCGCGCCATTCCCCGGTGTTGTGATCGAGACTACCGGCCCGTTGGCGAACGTTACCGCCTGTGACGTCACGAAGCTATTGCCGACCCGATCCCGGATGATCGCCGAGAAGGTATGAGCCCCGTTGAGCAGGGCGCGGGTGTCGTAGCTCACCGAGTAGGGAGCAGCGGAGATCGGCCCGCCGATGTTCGTCCCGTCAATCTGGAACTGTACACTGGCGACCCGATCATAGTCGCTCGCGGAAGCCGAGACAGTAATGATCCCTGAGACGTTGCCCGGTGCGGGGCTGGTGATTGCGCCGGTCGGCGCGATCTGATCGATGCTGTCGATGATCCCCGGCGGCGGGTACGGCATCAGGGCACCAAGTTCCCGGTGACCCACCAGTCGTCGGTTCCGCGCTTGATCAAAGAGCAAAGCGCGTACGTGCCAGCGAGCCGCAGCATGTTCTGGTAGGAGCGGAGCGTAACGCCCGCTGCCGGCGCGATGGTCGTCTGCCCCGCGCCGACCTGAGCGATGTTCATCGTCGTCCCAACCGCGAAGCCGACAGCGGTGTTCGTCGGAACCGTCAGAGTGTTGGCACTGGCGACGTTCATTTCGACCGTCTTGGTCGAGTCCGCGATCACGAGCGTGTAGTTCGCGACTTGCGTGTTGGGAAGAGAAAGCTGCGGCGTCTGAACCTGGCGCCAAGTCGTTCCGTCGTCGTACCACATCAGCAGCGTATCCGTCGCCCACCAGAAGCGACCGCCGCCCGTCTGATGCGCTGCCGCGATCCGCTGCGCGTCGGTGCCCTGGTTGTAGATGACATCGAGATCGAGCGGAGCCGCGAGATTGCCGATGTGAAGAGCCATGTCAGCCCGGTCGGAACGATCCGGGTTCGGGTACTGAATCGCTCTCCTGGCCGTTGCTAGCATGTCCCTCCTTATTGAACGTTCGCGTACGTCTGGAACTGCGTGTAGTCGTACAGGTAGGTATCGCCACGCGTGTAGATGGCGGTGTAGGTCGTACTCGGCGGGGTGCCGGGGTTGACGGTGATCGTCCAGGTGAGCCCCGCGGGCTTCGCGTACAGGTTCACGTACCGCACCAGCGGTGAGGTCGAAGAGGTATCGGCGGGAGCTTCGCTCGCCCAGATGATCACCTGGAATGCGTAGGCATCCGGATTGCGCTCCTGCATCTGGACGGTCTTCGTCCCGGTCAGGAAGAGGCGCACAGCCGCCATCAGAGCCGCGGGAGTACCGCGCTGCCATGATGTGTGGTCACGGATCTGCTGCCGCATCGTCGGCGCGTCGATCCCGGAGACGAATGCCATACCGATGAACTGCGCGATGTAAGGCAAGCCCTCGTCGGGAATACGGTTGATGTCTACGATGATTGACCAACCAGGCTCACCATTGTCGCCGTCTTCGGCGAGATCAGCTACCTGCTGGAACATCTCTCCGATCGCATTGACGTACGCGAGCAGGTGCCAGCCGATGTCGGGATCCGGCCCAGCGACCGGCTCCAGCTGGTCGTACATCCGCTGGGTAACGTCCCCAACTGGCCAGCCGGTATCGGTCACGGAGTCGCCGTCCCGTTGATCGTTCCAGGCGAGGTCAGAGTAGCGGTACCGGGAAGCGTCAGGTCAGCAGTCCCGAGCGCGCCACCAGAGAGAGCCATCGTCATGCTGAGAACGCGATCCACCCCCGACGCCTGACCGAGAACGTTCATGACCTTGTTGTAGTAGACGATGGGCGTATTGACCCATGTCTGCACCGCGGCGCTCGCGTCGGTGATCGCCGGATCCTGTCCCCAGTTCGCAGGATTGAGGTACGTCTGAATGGCTGCAACCGCAGCCGCTTGAACCGACGCCTGAGTGTACCCGACGATGCACTTGACGTTGAACGTCACGTCGATTGGCGTCACGATCGGATCGAAGACGTTGACGACAAAGTTCGTCTCGCGCTGCCCGTCGAGGTACGTCTGCAACTGCGTCTTAACGCTGGCGATGATCGGCGCTCCGTTCTCGTCCACCGCCGCGATTGCGACCGTACGCTCGTTGTTGTATGTGACATTCGTCGGATTGTATCCATCGAGTGTGACCGAGCGAAAGACGCCGGGAATGTCGAGCGCTGCGAGAGAGAAGTCGGACGCGAGCACCGGGCGGTTGGAAAGCCGTTGGAGCTTGCGGGTGAGTCGGTCGAGGTACTCGCTCGAAAGCTCCGCGTCCTGTCCGCCGGACGTTTCGCCGGTGAGAATGACCGACTGGATGAATGCGAGCGTGTCGAGCAGAGTCGCCTGGTAGTTGTTTCCGCCGAGGCCCGATAGCGCCGCTCCGGTCTCGACCGACGACAGCGTGATCTCGCCGACGCCTGTCGCGCTCTGACCCGAAGGAATCGCGATGTCCACGGTCGTCTGGAAGGCGTGATTGACTCCTACATCGTCCGCGATCATGACCTGCGTGCCTGCGGGGATGAAGTGCCCGAGAGTATCCGTCATCGTCCAAGTCGAGGCGACCATCGCTGGAGTCGCGTCGAGCGGCGGGATGCCCATGAGTGTTGCGCCGAAGAACTGGAAGATCGTATCGGGCACGTCCTGCGCAATCCCGCGAAGATCGGACGCCTGAGCCGCGGCGACTTGAAGGATCCAGGTATCGAGGTTGGCGTCGTTCTCGACCCATGCCGGCACCTTGTTCTTGATTAGCGAGTAGGCGTCATCGAGAAGATCGACGGTGTTGGAGTCGATGGGGTATGAGACGTATCCGGACGAACTCATGTGATGCCTTTCGTATAGACGGATACCCCGATGTTGATCCGAGCTACGAGGGAGTCTACCTGATCCGGATGCTCCTCAACGACGAGGATCGCTCGCGGCTCCTGCGTGCCGATCAAGGTCATGATCTCGTCAGAGCCGATGGGCATCTTGCGCATCGCGAGATCGACCGTCCCGAAGGTCGGCGCTTCGTCCCTCCAGGCGAAGTGCGTGATGAGGATTGCGACGACGCAATTGGCGATGTCATCAATCGAGTCCTGCTCCTGGACGACTGTTCCAGATTTCCCCATCTTGAAGGGAAGGTCGAAGTGAGGAGTGTCCGGACTAGCCATCTCTTACCCGATGCTTCTCGGTGCGGGCGGCGCGGGTGCTGTGCCTCCGGGGATACCGGGCGCGATCACTGGAGAGTTCCCCGCCGTAGCGGCAACCGACACGGTAACAGTGTCATACTGCGGGTCACCACCGACGGCCACGAGAATGCTCTCGGCCATCTCGGATGCGGTCTTCGTGAGTGTCTCGTTCTGGTTCGTGCTGATCTGGACATTGACGTTCATCTTTCCCCTTTCATCGAGGCAGGACTACCCTTCCATCTTGCTGGGGCACGTCGATTGTGAACTCGTCCGCGAACTTCCTGAGCCCGTCGATCCCGAACACAGCTGTCGGCTCCTGTGCCTGAAGCTCTTGGACAACGATGCCTTCGTCGTCTATCTCTTGAATCACAGCAACGACGAGAAACTTATACGGTCTATATTCCATCACACCATCCCATCTACTTTCGCCGAAAGTTCTTTGACTGCCTCAATCAACAACGGAATCAGCCCGATGTAGTCAACGGTTTTATTCGGCACATTCTCTCCGGGAAGAAGATGCTCGTCAACAAGTTCGGGCAAGTGTTGCTCGATTTCTTGGGCAATTACACCAATCTTCTCGGTCCCCGAATGCTCGGACTTAAAGCGAATGCCGCGAAGCTGCTTAACCATCTCAAGAGATGATTCGAGATCGCGCACGTCGCTCTTACCTCGAATATCCGAAGCTACTCCAAATGCCGAAGCGTAGATCGCGCCATATGTGCTGGCACCATTCCCTACATAGGTGCCTCCAGAACCTTGCGACCAAGACATGTACAAGTTACCGGCAGTCGGCTGCGTCCCTTGAATGAAGATGCCGTTACCGCCATTATGGAAAATCATCCCGTTGTAGCCTCCGGTGCCGGGAATATTCAAGATTCCGCCGGTACCGATTGTGACCCAGTTATCACCACTAAGCGTTAGAACTTTCCTAGATGCTACAGCATTTGCTCCATCAGCAGTTTGCCAGACATAAAAATCTATCGTGTTACCGGAGTCGGTACTACCATTATGAACCGTAGCAACTCGATGTTGATATTGTCTATCTGAACCACTCCATGCAAAACGAATCTGATCAGTATTACCATTATTCAGTAAGAGCACTCCACCAGAATTGATTTGGAAAGAAGAATCAGTCTTGAGAAGATTTGCTGCTGCACGATAGAGATTCGTGTCATAGCCTGCTGTTCCCGGCCCGAAACGAATGGCACTATCGTTGTACATCCCGACGCGCGGCCAACCGTCACCAGAAGCGACAATAGTCAAACTAGCGTTACCTGGAGATGTTCCCCAACCAGCCCAGAAGTTCCCATTAGTCGCGATAAAGTTCGCTGAATAGCGATATAGAACTGAGTCTAACGCAGCGTTGCCTGGCCCAAACCAAAGTTGTGCATCATTACGAAGGAAAACACGTGATTGCGCGTCTCCGGTCGCAAGCGTTGAGAAGCCCCATCCTGAGAGTGCGCCCTGCGACTGGAAGCTGCCGACCGTACCGACAACGTTCCCTCCTACTCGGAAGATGTAGCAATCTCCGGCGGTTGAATAGCCGACATAGACATTCCTACCACCCTGAACATCACCCTGGACATTGAGAGAACCATCTGTCCGGAGTAATCCCGCTGCGCTGCGGTAGAGATTTGTGTCAAGGGCAACATTACCTGGCCCCCAATACATCTTTCCCGATACATCTATTCGAAACTCTGCGTAGGCATCTGCCGCAATTTGAGTTGAAAACGAAACGTCACTAGTAGTTGGCCTCTGAGAGATAAGCCAGGAGTTTGTTAGAAGCCCGGCTGCAAACACACGTTGAATATATGAGTCGGATGCGGAACCCCAATAGACGTATCCGCCCGCCATGGTGATCTGTCCCGCCAACCCGTCACTAGCAACAATCCCGCCGCCCGCGTAGAAGTTGCCATCTGTCTTGAGCTGGCTCGCCGCTTTGCGATAGAGATTCGTGTCTTGCGCCGAACCGAAGAAAATCCCCCCATTGCCGCCCGAGTGGCCGGTGTACATCTGTCCTGCCACACAGAAGGTGCTGTCCGTTTTGAGCGTCGCCGCACCGACTCGGTAGAGATTTGTGTCGCCCGCTACCAGCAACCCGTATCCAGGCCCGATCGCTCCAATGGTGACACTGTTGGCTCCAGCGCGGGCGATGAAGTCACCGCCAGTTGCGAGCTGGTTCGCCGCGTAGCGGTAGAGGTTCGTGTCCTGCGCGGAGCCGAAGTAGAGGTTCTGATAGAGAGTCAGGCCGTTCGGGGCGAAGATCGCTGACGTCGTCTCGCCGCTGGCGACATAGATGTTCCCGCCTGTAGCCGCATTGATGTACCAGCTAGTCGCAGTCCCAGCCCCGGAGAGATAGCGAACACCAGCACCTTGCCCTCCCCATGCGCCGCTCAGAACTATCGGCCCTGTGACGAGGCTCCCGTCTGTCTTGAGTACGCCTGCCGCCGAGCGGTAGAGATTTGTGTCGGGAACTGTCGCGCCACCCGGCCCCCAGTTGAACTGACCACTACCCATGACTTGCCAGGCTGGCTGTGCATCGTTGGCGAGGAACTTGTTAGCGATGATTCGAGTTCCAGCAACAATAGTCGTATCGGCAGGAAGAACTCCAGCACCTGTAGCGCCTGTTGGGCCTGTTGGGCCTTGTGGGCCTGTGTTACCAGTCGGGCCTTGCGGGCCGGTCGTCCCCTGCGGCCCCTGCGGGCCGGTTAGGCCGGTTGTGCCCTGCGGGCCTTGAGGCCCGGTCAGGCCGGTGTCACCTTTTGTTCCTTGTGGCCCCTGTGCGCCAGTCGCGCCGGTCGGGCCAATGGGGCCGGTAGCTCCGGTCGGGCCTGGCGGCCCAGCTGGGCCTACGGAGCCAGCCGCCTGCCCGAAGGCCATGAGACAAGTCTCCTTGTTAGGGATCCCGCCTGGGCCTGCTTCATAGGCGACCGGAACCTGCCAATATGTTCCCTGATCGACAGCCGGGCCAGTCGCATGGAACCGAGCGTACTGGGCAGAGTTGGCCTGATTCTGAACAACGATCTTCGTCAGATTGCCGATGGTATTGACAATCAGAGTTGGATCCGTTCCACCACTCGTCGTCTTACTCATGTACACGACGGTCGCCGCGCTCGCGGCAGCGTTGTTCAACCGGAGCGCGTTAGCACTCGGCGGAACGGTTATCGCGGTCTCGAAGTCGTACTGAAGAGTAGCCATCCCGCCAGCACCGCCCGTACCGCCGATTTGTTCCCATTTAGCGTCGGTCTCGTCGTACTGGAACATCCAACGATTGCCGGTGCTATCAGGATCCTCTGCGATCCAAATGTCGCCTTCGACCGGAAGCGTCGGGAATCCATCCGCGTATGGACTCCAGGAGATCGTCGGGTTGCGGGTCGCTGGCCACCAGGTAACGATCCACGGCTCACGATTGTTGTCGAAGATGACAAGACACTCATCACCAACCTCGGGCAGCGACATGTTGTCGCGCGCCTGCCAGTGAACGTTGTTGAAGACAAGATCCGGATTCATGTCGATGATCGACACACCGACGAACCCGGCAGGATTCAACGGCTGCGTGACGATAATACCTTTCCAGATCTGCGTGATCTTCGGGCGCTGCGGGAGATCGAGGATCAGCTGGCTCATTTCGGAGTCATCCCGTAGTAGTCGCAGATGCCGAGGTAGATCGCGCGACCAATATCAGCCTGATGAGCGTTGAGCCAAGCTGAGTTGTCATCGAGACCACACTCCACGATGACCGCAGCCTTCGCGTTGGGTACATGGTTGACGTTATTGGGGAAGGCCCGCTGCGAGCTACCCCAGGCGTAGTAGCCCCAACCGCTCGCGCCGGACGGATCGCCGGACGGATTGCCGAAGCCTTGGTTATCCCCGAGGCGTGGCGGCGCTCCAGCGATAGCCGAGATCCGACTGCCAATGCTATTGGCGAGCTTCGCCGATCCAGACAGCAGGGTGTCCGAACGTCCGTCAGCGGCTCCTCGCGTGTAGCCAAAGAAGAATCCCGACCCAGGAGTCCCGACGCTGTAGTGAACAGACACGAACAGATCCCCGTTATAGTCGATGTCATCGGACGCAGCTGCGGTCGCCCCCGCGCTCGCGTCCCAAGCCGTTCCATTTGTACCGTTGAACCGAGTATCTGGCAGGAATGACTGCATCGCGGCATGCGAGACCGCAGCGGTAAATGCTTGCTCTCCGACCGCTCCAGTTTGTCCCTCGTGACCGTACGGCTCGTCGGTCTGGCCGGCAGGGATCGTATGCCCTGCCTGGACCATGATCGCCTTTGTATATGTGTCCGTCTTGGGGCCGGTGGGCAGTGTCTTTTGTCCCCCTGCTGACGTTCCAGGAGTCGGAACGTCCGAGAACTGGAGGTAGCTGAACGCTTGGTACGGAGCGCGGTAGTTCCACTGAGATGTGTGGATACCATCCTGGCCGCCGATCCCGATACCTATACCGCCACCGATGTAGACAATCACGTGCTCGTAGTCCGGCGGATTCCCGTAGATGATCAGATCACCCGGCTGCGGGACGACGACGGGGGAGCCATGCTTCGCGAGAGTCCCGGTGTATCCCTCACCGTTGTAGTCGTTCCCGTTCGGATCGGCGCAGCCAGCCTCCTTGTAGCAGAGAGTCGCGAACGCCGAACAGTCAATCCCCGCGTGTGCCTGTGCACTCCAGAGGGTGTCTGGATAGGGACGACTCTGCAAGTAAGCATAGTGCCACTTCTTGTTACCGCCGGTTCCCTGCTCGATTGCCATCGCCTTCCTAGCAACCGCGACGACGGCCGCTCGCGATCCAGTCAACAGCGACGGATCGCCGCCGAACTGCGCCTGGTTGGGATCGGTGACACCAGGGTTGCCAGTTGGAGAGGCGACTTGCGCCCAACTCGGAAGCGTCTGTACCCCGTCACTGATGGGCTCGGGGAGCTTCGGCTGCCGCTTCGACATGCTGATGTCGGCCTGCGTATTGAAGAGACTACGCGAGAATGAGTTGACCAGCCAGCGTCCATCGAGCGGCCCCATCTCCTGTAGCACGATCACGGATCCGGGAGGAGCAAGCCATCGACCGACCAAAGCCTGAAGATCGACCGTAGCTCCGTACTTGCCGACATCGAAGTCGAAGCCGATGCCGAGAACGCCGTCTGTGCTCTCTGTGATCGTCGCAATGGGCTGCATCTTGTAGAGGTCGTCGTCGGTGAGATAGTAGAAGACGCCGCTGATGAAGAAAGCGCGCCAGCCTACTTCCTCCGCGAGCCTCGTGATACAGGCCCAGTTGTCCTCGCGCTTCCAGACCTTATCGTTCTGGGTCGGCGTGCCGCGATAGAACACGAAGTCTTCGGTGCCACCATAGGTATTGTTCGCCATGTTATTGGCGTCAGCGGCACTCGTCTCCTTGCCCCCGGCGTTCGGGATCCCATACGCAGTAACCGTACGCACCGACTCGCCATACCATTTCTGATAGGCGTCCGGGTACTTGCTGCCCTGCGTCATCTGGCAGAGTTCGCCATATCCGAGGTTGGGCCATTCCTTGTCGTTCTTGATCGTGTGCTGGTAGAACATTCTCGCTGCTGTGGGTGGGTCGTGACGGTCGGAGTAGCTTCCCCAGCCGGTGTCGATCTGCTGGAAGAGACCGACGCTGGTACCGTTACCGCCGGTGAGGTTGATCATGACCGATTCTGTCGTCGCCGTCATAATGGCACAGACGATCACCTTCACGGGAGCGCCCATCTGAACTCCGACCCCGATGATGGTGTTCGCATTGCGCATCTGCTCGTTTGTTATCGCTACGCCCTTGACGGTTAGGTACTTCTGGGGAATCAACTTCTGATCCTTCTGCGTCCCAGAGGCGGCGTCGGCCAGCCCGGAGGCTTGCATATCTTTATTGATGCTCTTGTATAGTCCAGGATTTGTGCTCGCGAGTCCCTGCCAGTCATAGGTAGTGCTGCTGTCCACCGACTTCTGGATCTGCTGTACCTTGTGGAGAGACGGGATCACGACGGGGATGTTTACCTCTTTGACCTCACGGATCAGGTTGAGAATGAACTCGGCGCGCGTAGTATGGCTGCGATGCGCGAACTTAACCCCGTTGTGCGGAGCGTTGCCCTTCGGGTAAGTCCGCAGCAGAGCGATCTCGCGCTGCTCGAATGTCAACTGAAGCGTCGTGTCTCCGACGCTCCGCGAAGTCTTGACGAGACGGAACCAAAGACCGTCGATCTGAATGTCCAGGTGGGTGTTGATCGCCTTAGAGCGGAGGATCGCATGATCCCAATCGTCCACAGTCAGGTCAACAGTGCTCGCTCCGTCGATAGACCGGGTGATCTGAACGTCAATCACTCGGTCGGTCGTGTCGAAGAGGATCGTGCTCTTGAGGTAGACGACGAGCTTCTCCAGATCGAGATCAGCGCCACCGAGGCCCATCAACTCCCGCTGAACGACCGACTTGTCGAGTTGCGACAGTTCCAGCTTCTGGCGAGCGGTGATTGCTCTCGGCTTCGCGGGCACTACGGAATCCTCAATGTGGTCTTGTCGGGGATCTTGTTCGGGTCTCTGATCTTCGGATTCGCCTTCTGAATGTCCTTCCAGCGAGTAGCGTTTCCGTACATGTTCTTGGCGATGGAGCGAAGAGTCTCCTTACTCCCATGCGTCGTGTACGTATTCGGCAGCTGCTTGGCGATGGTGATCTTGAGAGTCTTCTCAGCCTCGTACTGAAGCATATGCGCGACAGCATCTTGGCGCGTCCGGAAGTAGCGGCCCTGCGGCGACTTCTCCCAGTAGACGAGATCGCCCCAGTCGATGCTCTCTATCACCCATGTCGCTCCCCCGACGGGTAAAGCACCATCGACGTGTATCGTCGGAGGAGGCGTAAAGTCTCGACCCATTGCCATAGCGTTGAAGGTACGAATGTCCTGCTCAACGCTTCTGGCAAGACGGTACCCGTCAAAGATGATGGGGATGTCCATCCGGTACGGATCGTGACCATCCCATTGCGTCAGACCGACACGTCGCGGACGACTCACGACGTTCCATCCACCCTCGCCACTGGTGATCTTCGGAGCGGCGATACCGCGCAAGACTTTGATTCGAGATCCTTGGCTGGATCTGAAGGTATAGAAATGCTGCGGTGCTAGCGTCATCTACGCGCCTGCGCATTCAGTCGGTGCTTAGCGGTGCTTTCTGCGACCTTCTTACCGTCGATATGAACATGATTGTGTACCGTGATATGCAGCGGTGCATTCTTGCCTGTGACGGCGGCTGCGATCTGATTTTGTGTCGTGACCGGGATGCGCCCGCCGGTGCCAGACGTTCCAACCGTCGTCCCGCCGCCGCCACCGAGGCCGATTGCACCCGCGACCGATCCGGCTGCGGAAGTAATCCAGTGCCAGGGGTGGAGCTTTGCAATCCATCCGATGGCATTCTTGACCCAGCCGATGAGCGACTTGACCCAGTTGATGATCTGCTTAATGTGATCCATGATCACAATCGTGATCGGAACGAGCGGGACAAACGGGCCTAGCAGAATGCTGATGAGCAGCCTCCAGTGATCCTTGATAAACTTGAAGGTATCGTTGACGGCGTTGTGGAACCATCTCCACTTGAAGTAGAGGATCACCATAACACCGATGAGCGTTATGACCGCAGCGATGATCCAGCCGACAGGCCCCAACTCAGCGAGCCACATATACACCGAGGTCGCCGCGATCCTTCTCATCAGCGTCATGAACCTCGACATCACGAACATCGTGACGATTGTCGCGGCCTTCAGCCGGATCATTGCGACCATCTGCGCGTAGTAAGCGGCGGTGAGGATCCAGACCTGTGTCGCGGTCTCGATGATCGTAGGAATGAGCCCGTACCTCATGAACGTACGGATACGACGAATGGCCTTCTCGAAGTTGGTCAAGGTAACGAAGCGACCGCCCGCCCCGCGAACGCTACCATACCGCAGAATCTCGTACATCCGTCCGGCCGACTTGCCGAGATCCCTGACGTACCTGCCCGTCCCGAGTACCGCCCACCTCATCCGCAGTAGAATCTTTTCAAATGGCGTCATTGCCGCGAACTTGCCATCCTTGAGAATGAACCCTTGCGACAGAACCTGCCACCATCTGGTCGCGACAAGCTTTGCCACCCCCACCCGATAGACGCCTACCCACCAGCGCCATCTGATGCCCATCTTCTCTACAACCTTCTGCCACTTAGTCATATTCGCGATCTCAGTTTCGGTCATGAGTGTCTTCCCGAACTTGAAGATCTCGATCAAACCGCGAAGCTTGGACAATTGAACCATGATCATTGCGAACCCAATCTCCATCGTCAGGAAGAAGACGACGAAGGTTGCAAGAATCCTAGCAGTCTTGTGGTCGGAGAGGAAGTTCATCGCCGCTGTTAACGCCTTGAGTAGACCGACGACGATGAAAAGAGTAGGGATGATGACCATCTTGAGAGGAGGCCAAACGACCTTCAAGAAAAACCTGAGCAGAGCCTTGCCGAAGTCGAACAGAGTCTTGACGAGCATCTCAATCGGCTTCAGCCATGGATAGACCTGTTCAGCAACGTTGAAGAACTGCCCCAGAGTGAGTTTTCCAGTTCTGTTCTTCTTGATGGCCAGAGCGACCTTGTCGAACATATTGTTGATGCTAGGAAGGATGCCTCCCTGGATCTTCTGGAACCCTCCGAGCGTCAACGCGCCCATCGTCTGCGAGATGTTGTCCTTGAGGGTCGTTAGCTCGCCGCCGAGAGTCTTCGCCTGGTTCCTCGCCGCATGCATGTATCCAGGAGTAGACTCGACATACTTGTTGATGGCTGCGAGGACAACGGCGGTCGGAATCCCGAGCGTTGCGATCCTATGAATCTGATCGCCGCTGAGACCCAGTTCCTTATGAAGTGCTGCGAAGATCGGAACGCCGTCGCGAGCTAGCTGGTTGACTGTGTACCCGGTTAGGCGTCCCTGGTACGCCATATGCTGGAGCGCGGTCGAGACCCTGAGCAGATTCGACTCACTGGTCTTGCCGCTCGCGGCGAGAGAATCGACCATTGCCTGCATCGTCTGGGTGACCGTCTTAGCCGAGATCCCGAGCGGCCTCATCGCCAAGTACATCGTGCGGAATCCCGTCGTCAGATCCTGGAATCTGAACGGGCTGTACTTCGCCATCTGGAAGAGGTCACTCAGTTCGGCGTGAACGGCCTGAGTGTTATGCATCACAGGCATCAGCGCCCTAGACGCGCTCGACATCGTCTGGTTGAAACTGAAGCCCCATTTGAGAGCGATCCCGCCCATCGCTGTAAGCGCGAGCGTCCCGGCATATGCGTACCGGCGCAGGGTGAACAGAGCCTGGTTCATCAGCCAGGATCGCTTGTGAAGTACCTCCATCTCCCCGGCGGTTTCGTAGGCCTGCCTGCCGACGTATTTGATAGCGCGGCCAGTCGACATGAGACCGGCGTTGGCGGCTCTCGCGCCCTGGAGCGAGATCTGAAGAGTAGCAGCTGCGTAGTTCGATGCCACTACTTCATAGCCTCGGAGAGATTGTTGATCACTTTGGCTGCGAGGTCATCGTTGAGGAGCAGCAGCAGTTTCTGGTACTCATTCGCGACCGCTGACATTTGCATGCGTCTCTCGGAATCGGTTTCCTCCAGGAATTTGATCGGATCCTGTCCGGAGAGAGCGACTGCGGCTGCGGCTGTGATCTCATCGGGAACCTCTAAAGCATTTCCCCCAGGAACTCCTCGTCCACCTTGAGCCCGGTGTTACCCATCCAGCGGTTCAGGATGATCCCATATTGCCCGACGGCGAACTCGTTACTCCCGAACACCCAGTACAACGCACCCCGGATGTTCGGCTCCTCACTCGGATCTCCGTTGCTCAAGCCGAGGTAATGCGCGAACTCGTCCCACCCCAGGATGCCGACATGTGTCGCCGGATTCTCGATCAGTTCCGGCTCCTCGACTCCATCCGGCTGAACGTAGAACCCGAGAGTCGAATGAATGATCGTGTCGATGAGGATGCGCATGTTGCGCTCCCCGCGATCCTTCGTCTCGGCGATGACCCTACGGCCGATCCTCTCGACCTCTACCCTGTCCACCAGGCGATGCTTGACCGTGACGTTGTACTGCTCGTACCCGGTCAGAGGAATGAAGACCTCCTTGGCCTGGGCGATCTCAGCGCGGCGCTCGCGGAGTTGATCCGCGAGCGACCGCTCCGCGTTGACTTCGTCGCTCGTGATCTCGTGCACGAGCGGTTGTTCCTCCGTCTCTGGAAGATCCATTTGCTCCCTCCTTCTCGTGCTACGTGCTCGTCGGCGGTGCGTCGATGGAGCAGACGAGTTCGATCATCGCGGGATCGGTCGTGCTCATCGAGTTGTGCTCCGGCAGCGTCACCGTCTTCAGCGTGCCCGTCCAGATGATGGGGCTACCGTACGCCACCTTGTACTTGTCCATCGGCCGCATGCTGATCTTGACGGCCGACTTGCCCGCGGCGTCGATCAGCTGCTGGATGTTGTCGTGGTCTCGCTGCAGTCGGTAGTTCCTCGACAGCGTCAGCTGGCCGGGGTTGACACGACCGCCGAGCGAGTATGCCGGCTTCATCCCGCCAGGGTAGTACAGGTTCTCTTCTGAGTCGATCTCGCCGCCGGTCTTGGTATCCCAGACCGTGTAATCGACCATGTGGCCCGGATTGTGCGGGTGCTCGACCCACAGGTTGACCAGCCAGGTGTCCTGGCGTGTTGCTCTGATGGTGGTCATCTAGCTCTCCTCCTTCCTACGCCTCTGTGATCGGCTTCGGTCGCCGTCTGTTCATCTGCTGTTCACTCCTTGTCGCCCAGCGACAGTTCGACGGTTTGTAATCTCCGTCGTTGTTGATCCGGTCGAGCGTTAGCCCTTCCGGGCGCTCGCCCATATCGAGGTAGAAGTTGACGAAGTCAAACCAACGAGCGCAGACTGTGATCCCGCGACCACCATAGTTCTGATACCCGGCGGCCATCGGATTCGTGCAACGCTGAAGCATGTTCGCCCAGGCTTGGTAGGTCGGCGTCAACCTTCTTGTGACCGGATTTCGTGACATTCCATGCGTTGTCTGCCGATCACGAACATCCGGCCTTACGCGAACGGTGCCAACCGCGAACTTATTTCCCCGCATCCGTTCACGGTGTTCAGGTAGACGCATATGTTCTCCAGAAGGCACTATGCCTCCTGAATCGGCTTCTTATAGACCTCGATCTGCACCATCTCGGCGAACTCGCTCATCTTGACGTAGCAGACCGCATGCAGTTCGTGGTTGGCGATGGTCTGCGGGGTGTTCACCTGCGAGCCGGTGTCCACGAAGAACGCTTCGGTGGCCGACGCGCCGTAGAGGTCACCGGTGTTGTAGTAGACCTGGAGCATGCCGGCGAGCGCACCGTTGAACGCGGAGATCGTGTGGCCCGCCCCGTCGATGGTGTCGAACACGAACCCCTCTGCGACGTCATTCGCATCGGCGGCGATGGCCATGTAGAGCCGGGCACAACCGAAGTTGACCCAGCCCTGCTCTGCGATCGGATCCACGAGCGAGCGCCAACCGTAGACGCGGATCCCGCCGAACATTCGGCGGACGACATCGACGCAGCCTGTGTTGAGTTGGCCCCTGATGATGTCGGAGACCGACGCCTGTGTCAAGTCCTGCGCGTAGATCGAGACGCCGTTGTCGCCGGCAGCCGGGGTGTTCGGCCCGAAGTCGCCGCCATCGTTGCGGGAGAGGATGCCCGCGATCAACGCACAGGGAGGAATGGAACGAGTCGTGCCGGAGACGACGCCCGGAACGATGATCCACGGCCAGAACATCGCCGCGAACTTCTGGTTGCCCGTCCGCGCGCCGGTCGCGCTCGCGAGCAGGGTGGCAACCGTTGAGGTGTCAGGCGCGTCGAGGATCGCGACCCGCTTGTGGTTGAATGCGTGATCGACCAGCTGCTGGTGGCCGATGTCCGTCGTCCGCCCCGGAGCCGAGATCTGGCCTGGGCCGAGGTCGGTCGTGATCGAGTTGAGAGCGTTCAGCCACTGTGCGTCGGTGACGTTGGCGCGGTCGTCGTTCCCGCCCGCGAGCGCCGTCGCCGCGACGTTGGCCGGGTTCAAGGTCGAAACGCCGAGCGTGAGCCTGATGTACGCTGAGTACTTGGCCCAGTTGACCGCTGACTGCTGGTTCAGGCAGTCGGGGCTGGCCTCGACCTCGGTGTTGGTTGCGTCCTGGACGAAGACGACGAAACTCCCGCCCGTCTGCCCCGCCCTAACGCCGACCTTGATGCTGTTGCCGCTGATCCCTGGCCCCAGAGCAGACGCGATGAGAGAGACGGCCGCGGCGTTGTCCATCAGATTCAGGCTCGCCGTGATCGCTGATGGGCCGACGACTCGCGTCACCCATGCGGTCGATCCGCCCTCGCGGAAGTACACGTCCAGCGCGTCGTACACCGGGCTGTAGGTCACCCGCTGTCCGAACACCGAGACGAACTGGGTCAGGCTTGTGATCAGAGTCGGAGTGATCGGCCCAGCATCGGTCATTCCGACAACGAACCAGACGCCGATGTCAGTCGGCGCGCTCCGCACAGGCGGAAGCGTACGCAGGTTGACGTTGACGCCCGGCCGAACGAGAACGGTGCTCACGCTTCGGCCTCCTTCTTGGTTGCCTTCTTCGGCTCTGACTCCTCTTCGATGGCGACGAGCTTGCCATCATCGATGAGCATTCGGTTCTGCGTCCCTGAAACGTCGTCCAGTTCCACGAACTCACCGGGTTCGATGGGCTGACCATGCTCCAAGGTTTCGGGGTGATCACCGACGTAGCGGTATCTGCCCATCAATCCTCCTTCTGTTCGATTGTGACGTCCACCGTATCGGCCGTAGGCCAAACGCTGAAGTCCGGGCGACAATCTTCCGGAGTAGCGTCGGCTGCTGGCCCGCCGTACATGCTGACGACGTTCTCGACTCTGACGCGCGTCACGATTTGAACCGCTCTCATCGTTCGCGCCTGCTCCATATCAGGAACCTCGTCATAGCTCTCATCGAAGAGTTCTACCCCGTTGAACTCCCAGCTGTCGTCCAGATAGGGCCGTTGAGCGAGGATCGTACGAGCAGCCGCGCCGTAGATCTTGGCGAGGCGCTCAGAGTTGTCCTCGGTGTTCGCTGCGGCGACGATCCCGATGCCTAGCGCCCACCAGCCGCCGTAGACTCCGTCACCAGTGTGCTCCGGAATCGCCGCCATCCCTGGACAGACGGCGACCACGAGCGGGATCTGATCATCCGGGTAGGAGTCGAATCGCCAACGCTCCGTGTATGTGCGAGGCGGCGGGATCATACACGGCTCATAACCACGCTGAAGCTCGATCTCGTTGATGACCATCGGGAACCAGGTGCGCAGCGTAACGAGCGCGGCCCGAGTGAGAACGCTGCCGTCGAAGATTGGCCCAAAGATACTTTCGTCTACGGTGGCGCTCAACGTGTTCCGATCTTCATCGCCCTAACGATTGCAGTGGTGCACATTCCTGCCCACCGCTCCGCGTCGTAATGCGTGAACCTGAGGTATGGCCTGGCAGGAACATGTTCATTGCCCTCTTGATGGGCACGAGCGTACGGGAGATACGAGCCGATATTGATGCTGTTATTTGTAACCCTCAACATCTGGAAAGGTGCGTCGCGCTCGGTTACAGAAGCTCGGAGCGCACCCGTCTGGATCAGAATCCATAGCGGCTCGTGAGCCTTGACCTTCTGTCTGATCGTGTCGGGCTTTAGTCCTGCCCAGGAGCCTCCACCGCGACGACCTTGAGAGTCGAACACGCGGCCGAAGACTGACATCATATCATCAGCGATGTCCTCCATCACAGGCCGCATATGACTAGCCCGTATGGCTCCTCTCTCGAACATGTGCTCGGCTTCGGTAACGCCGAATATCTTGACCCTGAGGAACTGCTGAGCCACTACAAGTTACCGCTCAGGATCGGGAAGGGATCGGGGAATCCGTACAACGGGAAGCCGTAGCCCTCGCCTCCTGCGATGTCAACCATCGCGTCCGCAGGGTCAGCCCCGGCCTCGACCGCGGCGACAGCCTG